CGCTCATCGTGGGAACTAAGAGTGATGAAATGGTTAGATGAAAACCCATCGGTTATTTGGTGGGCATCTGAAGAACTCATTATCAGATATAAGTCACCTATTGACCAAAAAATGCACAGATACTTTCCAGATTTTATTGTCAGATTGAAACACAAGAATGGCACAGAATCAACTGTTGTCATTGAGTTAAAGCCACAGAAGCAAACAGTAAAACCTGTGCAGAAAAGAAAAACGAACCGATTCTTACAAGAAGCGGCAACTTATGCAGTCAATCAAGAAAAGTGGCGAGCTGCAGACTTATTTTGTAAAGAACATGGTTGGCAATTCAAAGTGCTAACTGAAAAAGACATAGGCATTTGAGATAAATAGACTATGGCGACAAAAAAACTAATAGACAAAATACAAGAATCTTTGGCAAAAGAGGGATTACAGCCAAGGACTAATGCTGCAAGAACTTGGTTGAGAAGTAAGGTTAAAGATTTAACTCCTTCAAAAACGGCACTTATGCGAGACCAAGAAAGACTAAGAAACAAGTCAATGATTGGTAGAATGTATTTCTATTTCTATGATCCAAAAACAAAAGATAAACTACCATACTATGATAGATTTCCTTTGGTCATTCCAATCGAAAGATATAACGATGGTTTTCTAGGGTTGAACTTACACTATATTCACCCAAAACAAAGATTAATTCTTTTAGATAAACTAAGTGATACTTTAACTAATGACAAATACGATGAGACTTCAAGATTAAGAGTAAGTTATCCATTCTTATCATCTGCCTCAAAAATATTTGAAGCAACACCCTGTATTAAGAGATATTTATTCTCTCATATAGAATCACGATTTTTAGAAATCACCGCAAACGAATGGGATATCGCAGCAATGTTACCAATGGAAAGTTTTGTCGGTGCAAAAACAAGCAGAGTTTACTCTGATTCACGGAAGAAATTCTAATGTCATTCTCACCAAATTTATTTCTCTCTAATGTAAGAGCAAAAGACGGACTTGCAAAACCTTCAAGATTTGAAGTTGTTCTTCCTATTCCTTCTTACATTAATTCTTTCATCGGCAATTCAATATTGGAAAAAATTCTAAATTTTCCAAATTCTATTTTTAGTGATGTTTCAACTGCAATCAACTCTGCATTTGGGCGCCAAGGTGAAAGAGATGAACAATCGAAAACATCAAATTCATCAATGTCAAGGTATCTTGCATTGCAATGTGAATCGGCAGAGTTACCAGGAAAAACATTTCAAACAGCCGATGTAAAGATTTATGGACCAACTTTTAAAGTACCATATCAAACAATGTATGGCGATACAACTTTAACTTTTTTGTGTACCAATGAATTCTATGAAAGAAAACTGTTTGAAAGATGGATGGAAGCAATTCATCCTACAGACACAAACAACATGAGATTTGCTAAAGGCGCACAATCAAGATACATGACAAATATTAAAATTATACAGTATGATGACTATATTAAACAGATTCATGCTGTAGAAATGATTGATGCTTTTCCAATTGGAATTGCATCACAAGCGTTAAATTGGGGTGAAGATGGTTTTCACAGACTAAGCATCCAATTTGCGTACCAGAAGTATAGAACAGTTTACGATGGATCATACGATATTGGCGCAGCTGCATCAGCACTATTTGGGGCAGCAGGCGCAAGATTATTACCATTTGGCAGAGCGATTTAAATTATTTTTTTTATTAACACAACGAAAGCGAGAATATAATGTTACCTAAGTTAGATGTACCAATTTATGAAGTTACTTTAATCTCAACAGGAAAACCTGTTAGATTTAGACCATTCTTGGTAAAAGAACAAAAACTATTTTTGATGGCAGCTGAATCAGATGACCAAAAAGAAACAGTTAATGTTATCCGTCAAGTATTAAAGAATTGCATTTTAGATGAAATCGATGTTGATAATTTACCAACATTTGATTTGGAATATTTGTTTATGAATCTAAGAGCAAGGTCAGTAGAAGAGATTGTTGATTTGAAATACAAGTGCAACAATACTGTTAAAGATGAAACTGGTGAAGATAAGAAGTGTAGTGGTTCTGTTGAGTTTAAGTTAAACTTACTTGAAGTTCAGCCTACAAAGAATCCCGACCATGTTAACAAAATTCAATTATCAGACAATCTTGGTATTTGTTTAAAGTATCCTACTTTTGAAATGATTCAAAAGTATGAGGCAATGAACGAGAATGATGTTATGTTGAATGTATTGATGGATTGTGTAGATTACATTTATGATAAAGAACAAGTGTATTATGCAAAAGATTCAACGAAGGAAGAATTGACCGACTTCATTGATAACTTGCAACAAGGACACTTGGAAAAGATTAAAATTTTCTTTGACACCATGCCTGAAATCAAAAAAGATGTTCACTTTAAATGCCCAAAATGCAATTATGAGGAAGACATTGAGATTAAGGGTATGCAAAATTTTTTCGTCTAATATTTCGTTATGATACATTAGGTAACTTTTATCAGACGAACTTTGCTTTAATGCAACATCACAAGTATAGTTTGACTGAGCTTGAAAACATGTTGCCTTGGGAAAGAAACATTTACTTAAATCTTCTGATTAAGTATTTGGAAGAAGAGAAGCAGAGAATAGAACTACAAAAACAAACTAGAAAAAGTAGGTAATGGCTAACAAAACTACACTCGCAGATACCCTAGCCCAAGAGTTAGGGTATAAAGATGCCAAAGCTCTTAAAGACCAGATAAAGAGGTCTGGTGGGGGAGAATTTTCTTCGAATGTTAAGGGTCGCTTGGAGTCTGGTGCTGGATTTGGAGAATCATTTAGAGAAAGCACTAAAGATAAAGTAGCAGATATCCAAGAAACTTTTTCAAAAAAAGGTTTAAAGAAGTTTGGTAAAAGAACTTATAATGAGTTTTTTGGTGGTGATGATATCTTCTCTTCTTACATGCGAGGAAGATTAAACAAGGGTAAAAGAAAACAAGAAAGTGCTTCTACTGAGGGCGGTGGTACTTCACCAACAAAAGAGGGTAGTGAAGGTGTAGGTGCAGAAGAACTTGCTGTATTAAATGTAATCGCTAAAAATTGTATGTCATTACCTGGTATTGCCAGAGACATGAATGTACTGAGACAAAATCTTGTCAAACTAGTTAAGTTACAACCTGGTGGAAAAGATAAAGCAAGAGTTGGTGCCGATATGTATTTCAAGACGGCTGACCAACGAGAGGACATGCTTGAGTCTCAAAAAGCAAAAGCAATGTCAAAAGTACCAACTGTTGTTGGTGCAAAACCACCTGAAGAGAAAAAAGAAGGTGGTGGATTTTTAAGTGGCATTTTAAATAGTGTTATGAGTTTCTTTAGTGGCGGTTTTATGACTGCAATTAAATCACTATTCAGTCCTGGAATGATTCTTAAAGCAATCACTAAAGTTTTTGTTCCATTAACAATCATTGCATCATTAGTCAATGGTATTATGGATGGTTGGAAAAAATGGCAAGAAACAGGTGATTTGAGTGAAGCACTTATCACAGGTCTTGGTGGTGTAATAGACTTTCTAACATTTGGTTTGTTTGGTACCGAGGAGTTAAAGAAAGCGTTTGATTCGATTGGTGGATTTGTTGGACCAATTGTTGATAGTATATCAGAAACTTTTGATAGTTTGAAAATGTGGGTAGTCAATAATATTGGAATACCTGAAATAACAATTCCACTTGGCAAAATCTCAGGTATAGCATCACTCAATACAGTTTTACCAAGTGGCACTCAAATTCCAGAAACAATTAGTTTTGGACCTTATTATCCATTTAAAAAGAATCCAAAAAGCACAGAACCTCAAAAATCAGAAAGACCTTCAGCAAAAGAATCTGAGACTAAAGCAGAACAAACAAAAACTGCCGAAGAAGCTCGTAAAAATTTTGCTAGTACAGATCCAAGAAGAGTAGATGGACAATCATCTGAACAATCAAGTACAAATACAACCCCAACTGCAATTAAGAAAAAAGATGGACAAGAATTAAAATTACCACAAGGTGTTACCTATAATGGTAATGATGGTATGTTTAATTATAAAGGTGTTGGTTTTACTGCTGAGAGACAAGACGAACTAGACAGACAAACAAAAGCAATAGACAGTAAAACAATAGTCGAGTATCA